TTCTTGGGGACCACCGTATCACCGTCAACCATCTGACGGGCAAAGAGCAGATTCACATCCAAAGTCTCTCCATCTGAAAACTCATCCAGACTCGTAACCACATTGGATTTGCTTGGTGAGGCATTTGCGCCACCAGCCAGACTTAGGATTTCACTATTTCCAACAGCGGCATCCGTGCCTGTGATGTTGTAATCTGCAAGGTCGATGCGAGTGAATTTAGCGAACCTCAGTGCAAAGCCCAGCCCACTTGCGGATGTCAGGGATTCCCCGCTGAAACTCAGCAGATCACCGTACACGGTGCCCGGTTGCCACGGGGAGCGGCTCATGAGCGAGTAATTATTCTCCTGAATGTTTTTCAGGATACCCCCATCATGCGACACTGAACCATCGACCAAGGCATATACACCATCCTTGCTGTTCTTATGAATCTGTGCGAGGGCGCCAAGATCGGCGTTAAACCAAGTGCTCAGAGAGTGGTTTCCGGGCAGTGATGGGAAAATGCGGTAATCCGAGTAACCCCAGTCCAGATCATCATAGTCGAGTGTTTTTTGACCAATCCAGTTTTGAGAGTCTTCTCCTGCGAGCGCACCTCCACCAGCAGAGTCTTCATCCTCAATAACCAAAAACGGCTGGATAGCAGACCATGACATTCTCGTCAAATTGGTGCCCGCAAGCTCGCCGAAACCTTTTGGGATATTGACGTTCACGTAGGTCACCAAGTAGGCATCGGAATTCAACGAGGTCGAGGTGTCAGGAAAGTCTGCAATTTCAATCGCCTCATTAGCAATCAGACCGTTGTTCAGGGCAGAGTCGATGTATTGGCGCCACACCCCATCCGATGAACGTATCATAAGTGACGCATTATCGTGGTAGGTCTTTGCTGCATGAATATCCCCCCCATCATCGTTGTTCCACCATGCCGTGCTGGTGAAGTCAGTCGAAACTCCCCAATCAAGATCCTGACTGATCCCCTGTGCGCTGGAATCATTCGGATCTGAGGGATACTTTTTCGCTGGACCCGAAGCCATGGTGAGAGAGCGAACCTCTAGCTGGGTGTCGGGCAGAAAACTCTGATTGGTGACATCCGATGCATTGGAAGCCATCCCCGGCTGGAAGTAGTTGTATGTCCCATCAGAAGCAATCTCACGATCAAAAACATTGACAAAATATTCGGCATTGCTGATGTAAAGCCAATTAGAATCCCGGTTGATGACGTTCAGGAAGTAATTGGTTCCGCCGCTATCAGTCTTTGAATCACTGAGCAACGAAAGACCCTTGTAGGTCTCCAGAATCTGGCCCGGAGTTCCGGTGATATCGCCATCTTGGTCAAAGATGCAGACATGAATCTCATCGTTCACATTTGCGCCTATACCGCTTTCGGCCCAAGAGGTTGTTCCGGGGGCGGAAAACAGTCCATTCAATGGAGCCGATGTCACTTGCGGGTTTCCCGCGACCTCATATGTTACACCGAGGCTGTTCCCCAATGTGCCGGGGAATTTCGCTGCAAAATCGAAGCCTTGTGCGGTCGAAACCGGGGTGCCATCACCACCCGAAGAGGGTCTCACCACCGAAGTTGGGAGGGAGAGCGCATCAAAAGCGTCATCGTTCTCGATATATGCACCCACCTGAGTGTCATCGGCAGAGAAATTGAAAATGTAGTCGCTTCGGCTTTGGTCCAAAAATCCATCACCATCAGAGTCAAACTGATCGGTGGCAGTCGAATCCTGCCGAGACCGCAGTCCTGCCGCATTACGTGCGCCAAGAGCGAGGTTTTCAGGGGTTGATGCCCGTGTAGACCGCACCACCTGCAAAGCATTTCCATACTTCAGGAATGACGCCGCCTCCAGATATGATAGTTCGTTGCTGACTGTGGGTGGACCAAAAACATCAACCAGCTCGTTCTCTGAAGAGATCAGAGTTGGTTTGTTTACTGGTCCCCATGTGAAATCTCCGACATATCCACCAATTGATGTGGATACTGCGGGAATGACATTGGAGAGATCGATCTCGTTGACATCGACCCCCGCTGATACTTGAAATCCCATAATTGTGTGTCTTTCTCGTTAGTTAATGATAAGTGTTTGCAACATTACAAGGAGTGCTCATGACATCTATTTATACAAATCGTTTTTTCAAAGCGCATCCCATTCCTGCCGTTGCTGCACCAGTTCAGCATAGCCATCCAATACCGGGTCACTTGTGGGGAAAAAACCGGCTGGTATCAGGTCATTTTCAATTTCCTTAGATCTCTCGGCATACAGCATATTTTTGAAATCCAAATCCGCATCAAAAAAATCACCAAATGCCTCGCTCGAAGCAAACCATGAGAAAATGACCAGCGTCATCACCATATCATCGTGATTTCCCTCTGTGGCTTCATATGAGGACCCCTTTTCAGAAAAACATGTCAACTCTATGATGGTTTCGGCGTCATATACCTCAAGTTTCCCCATTTCAATGAGATCTTTGAGGTTGCTGCACCCGATCCTTTTCGTCTTCTTGTTCATCCCCAAGCCGACCCCACCACGCCTGACTGAGGACTCCACGAAGGTATTTTCATATTCATGATCATAGTAGACCCCATTACAGACCACCTGACCCACATCATTGTTCTCGATCACAAGCAACGCCTCATTGTAGAGCATGGCGACTTGGACAACGATATCCGGGAAAAGAAGTGGGGATATCATGTTGTTCCGAAGCGTACAGACTTGCCGGAACGGTCTCGTTGTGACATCAATCACCGAAAATGCAGAGTAGTCTTGACCTCGTCCCTGACCCGTATCCACAGCCATTATGTATTGGTGTCCTTCCTGTGGCTTCTCATAGAAACGCAGTCCCACATCAGAATTGTATTCCACTGGGTCGCGAGATGCGAGCGCGATAAGTTTATCTGCGGCGATTAGAGTCCCTGAAAGCCCGAGTGCAGTGTTGCCGAACTCTTGGTTAAACTGAAGCTGCGAGGTGTTTGCAATAGTCTCCCTCTTCCACTCCTCATCTCGCCCCGGAACATCCCACCAATCCACCCGAAACGGCTTAAACCCATTGCTTCCATGTATTGCGCCCTCCCAGAGGTTGTAAAACATATTACCAATCCCATTCATCGTAGATGTGATGATCACCTTGGTGGTCTTACCGGCAGTAATGACGGGATATGTCGATTCATAAAATTTGTTTGCCCGCTCAACAAAGGCAAACTCATCAAGAAAAAGGAGATTGATTGAAAGCCCTCGAATCGAACTGGTAGAAGTTGCCGTGGCTACAATCTCGCTGTTATTGGAGAATTCGATGTTACCTTTATTGAGAGCACGGCAACCGGGTTGCAGAAAGAACGGGATATTCTCTAGTGCCAAGGTCAATCTCGACAACATCTCCCTTGCAGTTGCCCCCTTGTTGGCGAGAATTGCAACCGTTTTCTCTGGGTGAAAAAGTGCATACCATAGAATGTATCCCACACTTGAAATCGATTTGCCAGACTGGCGACATGCAAGAATGATCGAAAATCTATTATCATTGAAGTGCTTGAACATCTTCTTCTGATACCGGTATGGCTTGAAGGGCACCAACCCGTGATCCGGGTGAATGACCTTCATATAGTTCTCGATAAAGTATGCCGGATCTGACATACACCGGGCATACTCCTTTACCTCATCCTCGCTAAAAGACTGTTCTACCCCATCCCGCTTGACATTAGAGTTGCCAAGATACCCGAGGGAATTACCTTTAACCCTTCTCATCTTCTATGACGACAATCTCAGGTTCTTCAATTTCCTTTTTTAAAAACTTTTGCAATTCCTTGGTGGACCCCACGAAAATAGCATTGTTTGTCACCCCGCCCGCACCATAGCCTTCATGTGGTTCTGCTTCCTTGTGCAACTCCTTGCGAGTCTTCTGCAATTTCAGGAGTTCAGTGGTTATATCAGATGTGTTCTTTATCATCTGGGAAACGACCTCAAATGCCCGTGGGTGTTCTGCCTCCATTGCCAGTGACATCGCAGCATCAATCGCCTCTTCTGCGCGTCCAATCAAACCCTTGAGTTTATCACGGGAATATTCAAAATCTTCCTCGGTATCATGAGCCTGTTCTACCGGGGTAGGGGCCTTTACTGGTTCTACTTGTGGTTTGGGCAGATACTTTTCAAGACTTTGTGAGATCTCTTCTCGGCTGCTCATTTTATGAAGTGAATATCAGGAGCGAATCGTCAGTAAGCGCAACCGTGTCTCCCGATGTGTACAAGACGTTAGCCTCCGTTGAAGCCACAATAATGAAAACCTCCCGCAATGTTGAGGTGATCCGATTCGTTTCACGAAGTCCCGATGTGGTTCGATTGGTTTCCGTGATTGTTGTGGTAATACTCATGGCGGTTAAAACCCATCGTCGCTATCTGTAATAGTTTTTGATGGTGCAGTGTCATTCTCCGAATCGGCTAACCAAGAGATTTCCTCCAGATGTCCCTCGGAATCGGCATCACTGAGGCTCCCGCTGTAATTAAACAGGTCAACATCCACATCCAGAATAATATTAGATTCGGATACCTCTCCACTGAACTTGACCTTAACCCCAAAGGTTAGGGAGTAGACTATCAAACGCCGGGATGACGCAAAATCGCCCTCATAATCATCCGCAAGTGTAATCCCCTGAAGGATGACAGGGACATCGGTCCTGCTGTCTGGCCCCTCAAAATCCTTGACCGTCACAGTGTATTCTGGGGCAAAGGTTGGAAGAATTTGCTCGATTACCTGAAGCGCATCATCCTGCGTCCTTGCCATCACATGGAGGGCCATTGTGATATTGTAGGGAACGCTCTGCTTGACCGTGCGTCTCTTTGTGACATCACCAGTCAGCGTCGAAAAGTGCCGCTTGTTCATGCGATTCAACTTTTGTGTCGAGTCGATGGCGATATCATCAATCTGAAAAGACATTCTCGGCAGCTTGAGTGCAACCGCTTGCTCCTCAAGCTTATCGATCTCGTCTATCCGCGCCAAAAACTTTTTAATTGGCCCGTAAGCAAGTGGCACCTTGAGTGTGCTGAGTGTCCTCCCTCCAGACTGCCTCCGCACAGTCAAATTATTGAACAAGCTGCCGAAAACTGATACAGTCTTTCGGATAGTTTGGTTGTAGTAATAACTTCCAAGCATAATGATGGTTAATCAACGTAGTTTATTTCGCCAAATGGATTAACTTCCGAAAAATCGACAAAATCGTTCCCGATATCCTCAAAGATGGCGTTTTGAGCTTGCGGGTCAGTGGACGCAATAGCATCCATTGTGGAGATGGCTGTGACCGCATACGAAGCACCACTGCGACTCCCAATGAGATTGCCACTAACCCCGCTGGTAATCTGCCAAAAAGTGTCGCTGTCACTACTGATATCATGGGTCTGGGTCACATGTATCACTGTACCGGCATCAGGTGCGCCTGAAGTATCGCTCAAATAAACCAGTTCGCCCCGGATCGTGGTGTCGTGATCGATCACCTGAGTGACCTTCTCCCCAAATTGGAAGGTTCCTGACCCAGCACCAAGTGTGATGGCGTATCGGTATGCCTCATCACGCCCGATATCATCAATCGCATCAATTCCAGTGTCGATCACATCGTGTGAATATTCGAACATTTCACATGTCAGTTCATAGATGGGGAGATTGTTCAGTTGATAGAATGGAGCATCACCAACCACAAATTTGATTTCAAAAAGCCCATTTACCAGCGGAAAGTATATCAGATCCCCCTCTGCGGGTCGAACCTCCTGTGTCACCTTGAACCTCCCCACAAGATCATCCCATCGTTTGCGGGCCACAACGAGTTTCACCTGATCCCGGACCTCAAGCCCGAATTTGGAAAGAAATTGGCCATCTCCCTCGAAACCATCTACATTTGCCACATACATCTCAAGCTTGAAGGCGCTGGAAAATTTAGATTCCACATCTTCATTGAGTATCGTATCCCGGTTCACGATACTCCGGGGCAGATAGTAGCAATCTTGCCCATAAATCTGCAATGCCTCGATGATCAGGTTTTCATGAAGACGCTGCTCAGAGCGCACCCCTTGACGTATGTATCGATTTGTTGGCATTTGTGTTGGTATTTATGCAAAACAAAATCGCCGGTTGAAACGCCCGGTCATCAGGAATTTAATTTCAAAAACCCTCAATTTAACTATTGACCGAATTCAATTTTCTGCCATACTAATAACGTCATGAGAAACACAGCAAATCAAATCAAAAGCCGAATCGCCCAAATCGAAACACAGCTTGCCGCGCTCGGCACCGGTCGCCGCGCCTACAACGCCCTGCAAAACGAGGGAGCGACGGACGGCTACAATCCTCAAGACTCGAAAATCTCCACCCTCGCCGCTGAGTTGACCGCCCTAAACGCCGAATTGACCGCCGAAGAGTGGACCCCGGAAGTGATCGCCTCGCGCCGCGCATGGTTCAACGCCGCAAAATTCACGACCCCCCTCGCCGCGCTCAACGGATGCCGCGCCGAGGGGTTCGAGTTTTCCGACCTGCAAGTTTTCACCGCCAAATAACCACCAAACCAAAACCATGAAACTCACACTATTCCAAACCGCCGAAAGCCCCGACCCCGCCGATCTCGCAGACAACCCCCGGCTTAAAGTCACCGATATTGAAGTAACCACCGATCTTTGCAACCTCTACCCGGTATTCACGGAGGACGGCGAGGCTCATGTCGCAGATTTTCTGCTGGTTGCACTCGGTGAGGACGGCGAAACGTATTTCCACAACGATCTCCATCAGGCGGGTTACGCGCAGGATGAGGAGGAGGGGTTCAATTTCGTCGTTAGAGGTGCGCCCAAGCTGGAAGCGGTTGCGGATAAGGTTCGCGCTGTCGGTTCAATAGACCCCTCCCTTTGGACGAAGGTCGTGCCGCTCGATCTTGAAGCTGAACTGACCCGCCATTAATTCAAAAATCCACCCGATTCCCCTTGACCGAATTCAATTTTCTGCCATACTAATAACGTCATGAGAACCGAAAAAGTCGCAAAAACCGGAGACTGTTACGAGGCAGCGGGTCGCGCCGTATCGCAAGATGGCGACAGTGCTGCGCTCATGCTTGGCGATAGCGCCGTGCTTGTTCATGGTATCGCTGTGGGTCAAGGACAGATTGAGGGGAGACTCTTCGGCCATGCATGGGTCGAGTATCTGCAAGATTTCGGCGAGCACAAGGTGTGGTTCGTGTATGACAACGCGAACGGGAGAGACCTGTCAATGCCGCGTGATCTTTACTATGTGCTGGGGCAGATTCACGACAAGCACCAGCTCCGTTACAGTAAGGAGGAGGCGCACAAAGAGATGCTTTGCAGTGGACATTTCGGGCCATGGGAAGATGAGTTAAGCCCCGAGGACGAGTGGTTAGGCGCCTAAAACGTGACCCTCAATTAATTCAAAAATCCACCCGATCCCCCTTGACCGAATTCAATTTTCTGCCATACTAATAACGTCATGAGAAACGAAACACCAAACAACACGACCGCCCGCTCCAAAGCCCAAGTGAACCGGGCAATCCGCCACACCGGCCTTGAAATCCAAGGCCAACGGGGTGGGGGGTATTTCTATTTCACTGAAACCGCATCCGGGGACCAAGCGGGCGAATCAATCATGGTTTGCCACCTGCATCACCAAACCGTTGGAGGGTGGGTCGAGGACGCAGAATCCGCCTTAGTGGCCCTGAAGATCGAACAAGCCGAAGCGGCGGAATACCGGTTGAGAGTTCCTCCCGGAACTGTTATCCGTCTTGGTTACGGGTTGGAGACTTGCGAAGTATATGCCGCTCGATCTTGAAGCCGAACTGTCCCACAAATTAAATCAACCTTAAATTCTCAATCACGTTATTCACATTTTCAGCACGAACGAATTTAATACTTAAAAAATATCCATCTTCTTGCTGGGTGACGATATCATCTACGAAATCGAAAATAAACCTTTCTTTCATGTAATGGTAATACAAGTCAACCATGTCCTCTTGGCAAAACACAAGATTGGAGTACAATAGGTCCAACTTTGAAACCATCAACAAGTGGCGAAACATCAAGCCCTCAGATGGTGGCTCGCAAAGTTCCGCTGGAACTATAAGGTTCATACTCTTTACCGCGATTCGCAGTCGGAGTAAATACTGCCAAAACTAACCAATGAAAAAGTCTACCGGCTCCTCCCAGTTGAGCCGCAGTTGTTCTTCAAGTTTTTCAATTTCCTCGATGGCCTCTTGGAATATGGCCTGACCCTGAAGGGTGACGCCTCCCGGCATCTGGACACCCTCAAACTTTTTCAGATTATTCCCCCACTGCCGCTTAAAAAGAGCGGTGCAATATCGCTTCAGCCAGTGATCATTGTATACATCTGTGTAGGTCTCTGGGTCCAAGGTCTGGTAACCCTCCAAAACAATATATTGCCCCTCTTCGATGTCTGTTCCCCACTGAAACTCGATCATCAGTCGATCCATATGACGATTAAAAGTGACCTGTTGACTCAACCCATTGATCGTCAGATCCAAGAGACGCATATGCTGCTTGGTCAATTCATATGAGACCAGATCACCCGGATTCCTCATACCATACAGGTCGTTGAGATTCAATTGGTATTCCAATGAAAAGTCATTATACCCATTTGCACTGATCGGAAGCACACTCTTGACAAAGAGCATGTCTTCCGGCAGGGAGATGTATTCATTTGAGATATCGGTGGATGTGACCGCATGTTTTCGGAAAGTCCGCACCACGGCATCTGAATGATACTCCTGAAACATCTGTATCGCCTCATCAAGACGATCCTCGATTTGATCGTCATCAACATTAACCTCAATTACCGGCTCGCCAAGGGATCGGCGGCAGTAATCCGAGAGACCTGCTCTGGTTGAAATGATTGCCATATGTTTCTATTTATACGGGGTTTCTACTTTATCAGCTAATCACAACAAGAGGATCAAGGAAGAACTGATTACTTTTCGAGCTTTCCTTGGTTTTCCCATACATGAGTTTCAGGTACATTATGCCAGCCTGAGCAGGAGCGACAGTGATAGCAATTGCTTGCCATGTTGTCGCCGATGTAAAAGATGCCGTTGATGTTGACCTGATAGATTTTCGGTAGTTATTGCTCGCGTGATCCCAATAAGTTGCTTCGATGTACAACTCAGCCGCTGTAGGGTTCGCTGTCCAATTGGCCGTTGCCGCGCTTTTAACGTAGAAAGTATATGTCCTTGATGTCGTGTCTGCGTAAACTGGAAATTCGGTCTTGAAAAGAGGAAAATGCATTCCCAGTAGATTTATTTTCCCTGCGTCATGCGGCCCCATGTTCGTGCTGGGAGTAATCTTGCTTGAAGTGGTAGACCCACCATCACGCACTGTTCCGGTATCTGACTCGATGTAAGGCGTGTCGTTCTGTACTGAACTGAATGTTCCGAATACCCTATTATCACCTTTGGTGCCGTTGTGGTCCTCGCTATACACTCCGATCATCTCACCAACTGATGTCACATCGCACTTTACCTCCACCGTGCTATTCAATCGACAATTTCTAAGAGTTACAAGGAATGCGAAAGCGGCGGAAACTTGTGCGTCAACATCTGCTGTGGAATTGCTATTGAACTCGCAATCTTCTGCATGAATTCTTGTTGCGGCACCGGTGCCATACAATCCTCGTAGTCCTCCAGTGAATACGCAGTCATACAGTTCAATGCTTGAGCCAGTGACTAAATCTACGCCATTAGTTGAATATGCATAGATGTGGCATTTATGCATCTGACCGTGGGAGTTTGCTTGGGCGGTTACTCCATCGCAGCTAACACCATTGCCCTGCATAATGCAATCGTGCCAAGAAATATCCAATACGGCAGAGTTCATCACGCACCCGCCAGCAGCAGCACTACTATAGATATGTATTCCATTGAATCGCCAATAGCGATCTCCACTTAAATTAAGAATGTCGCTCGTTCCCGCAGCTCCGAAAATAGGGTTCGCCAACATGACGGTGAGAGTTTTAGTAGCTCCCGAAGTACCCTTAAAAGGATGCCTCAATGTCAACGTCGTTCCTGAAGCTGAAACTACTTCATAAGAAAATAAACGAGGGTCGTCGCTGTCAGTAGAATTGTAAACCCACTCTCCTGCCGTTATACCCGTTATCGTCGCGCTAGCTTCAGCAGTCTTGCTGCCATGAACCATCGTATATGTCTGGGCCGAAGCAGCATTGTCTCCAAATGCATTGTCATAATCAGCCTCAAGCGTGATTGGATTAGATGTTTGCCCGTCACTTGAAAACTGAAGGGTTCCCGTTCCATAGTTTGTCGTAGTTCCACGGCGACAGATTGCTCTATCACCAGCAGATCTAGCGGTGGCAACGAACTTTGACATGGTATGCCAAGGACCAGTCATCGCTTCT